TCATCTTGCACGCCCGAAGGGGTAGCGCTTTGGTCAGTCATGGGGTAGCTCCATTAAAAAAGCCCCAATCAAGGGGCGTAAAAAAAGCCCCGAAGGGCTTCAAAGATCAGATTCGGTGATGAGCTTTTCAGCCTGTAGGCCGGCTTGTATCGCTTCGGCCATCCAATATTGAATAGACTCAGCGCGTTTAATGTCGTGTTGCAAGGCGCGGATGGCCTTGGTATTGTCAGGCTCGACCGCTTTCAAGCCTTCCAAGGCGTCGGTGATGTCGGTTTCTGCCCGTTTGATGAGGTATTGACCGACTTTGGAGCGGATAAAGGCTTCGACCTCGATCCCAAAGTCAATCGCGTTGAAGATGTCTTGGGTTTCTGTGCTCATACGCCTACGCTATCCGCTTCCATCGTGTGAATGCCTTGTTGCACGCCCACGCCCGGGGTCATCGGGGTTTGTGGGCTGGTGTCACCGCCTGGCATGAAGCCTATCCCTGTGCGTTTGTTGGTGACCGGCTGGATGCTCAAAGCACTCACGCCCGTACCGCCCATGAAATTCGGGTCGGTGCCGCCAGCGGATTGCATGATGGCGTCGGCTATTGGGGCGACTTCGGGCACCGCTGCCAGCACCTCGGCGGTCTGCATCGCTGAGAATGAGGCTTCCACGCCCTTCTTCTGTGTTGCGGCTTGGGTGTCTTTGTCCTTCACGCCCATGCTGACAATATCGGCGTCGATCTTGCGGATCATCGCGGCCACCAGTTGCGGGTCTTGCTTGGCTGCTAGGGCTTGTTGCAATTCTTCGATGGTCTTCTGCATCTGCGCCAGTTGCGGGTCTTGGTTCTCCATGTCGAAGAAACGTCCACCGTCTTTGTAGCCCAGCTTGCCGAACAGTTCTTTGATGACCTCTTGTACATTGACGCCCATTTTGACCAGCGAGCCATCGGCCAGCATGTCGCGCAATGAGGTCATGCCGGTGATAAAGGACTGCACCTGTTCTTTCGGGTTGCTGCTACCCATGCCCACGTTCACATTCAGGGTGAACTCGGCCATCAGCATCGCATCGGTCACGGCATCGACGCCGAACTTTTGGAACAGCTTGGCTTTGTTGCCGCACAGGGCGATCAGGGTTTCGTCGGTTTCGTAGTATTGCTCCAGCAAGACGATTTGTCGAAGCACCGGCTCTACCCATGTCTCGGTGAAGGTGCGCAGTTGGTAGCCGCTGACTTGGTTCGCGCCAGAGCTGATCAAGTCCATGCCGCCCACCGTCTCATTCAGTTTGCGGTTGGATTGCACACTGGAGCCTGAGAACGAACCGGTGATGTCGTCAAAGTCGAGGTTCAACACCTCTTGTTCTTTGTAGCTGGAGGCGGTCACATCGTTGAAGTCCACCACTTTCACATCGTCTATGCTGTCCATCAGGGTGACGGAATTGGGTACGTTGCGCGTCAAACTGCGTAAATCAACCTGTTTGTTGCGCTTGGCAAAGTAGCGCTTGTTCATCGCCAGCTTCACGTTGTCGATCCGCTGGTTCGCTATCTCGTTGATTTCGGCTTGGACATCCTTGCCGATCTTCGGAATGCTGCTCGGGTAGTTCTTGTGCGTCTCAATGATGCAGTTGCCCAGCACATACGGGCGTTTGCCGTGGAAATAGGCGTCCGCCAAGGGGATGGGGTCGCTCAAGAGGTGTTCGCTGCCCAGCGTGTAGTACAGCATGTCCTCGCCGTCCACCTCGATGATGTTCTTATGCACCCAGACAATCGCAAAGTTGCTGATGGCCTGTGCTTGGGCGGTGCTGTCGGTGCGTTGACCTTCGCGTTGCAGTCGGATGCTGTCACTGTATCCTTTCACCGCCGTCAATATCACCGATTCTTCTAGCGTATTCCACTTGGCCGCACCGGTTTTGACATCCACCGTCTTCATGCGTGCTTTCACGTCTTTGACGTACATCGGCATCATCTCAATCACATACGGGCTGGTTCCAATGGGGTCAGTCCAATCTGCGCCAGGGTCGAAGCGAAAATTCTCCAGCGGTATCAAGCGGATACATGGCTTGTCGATCTTTTTGGCTTCGTTGTACTCCCAATACTGGTAGCTGATGACCACGCCCACGGTCTGCGCGTCCTGATAAGCGCCCACCAATGTCAAAAACCATGGGATAGATTTGGTCAGGCGGTACTGCAACAGCTCGCTCATGATCTCGGCGCTGGCCTGTTGGGCTTGGTCGTTGTCGTTCTCGGGTTTGATGCTGACCACATCGTTGGTGCTGAAGAAGGCTTCGGCGGCGACCGCTTCGTTCTTGCGGATGATGGTACGTGTTTTTGGACGGAACAAGCGCGAGCGCGAGCGGTTGGCTTCGGCCAGATACTTGCTGCCTTGCGGGTGCAAACCCTGAAATTGGCGCAAGTCTGCCTGTACTTGGGTGCGGATAGACGCATCAAAGTACGTGTTCGACGCGCTGTACGCATCACGCGCCAGTTGCAGCCAATTGGTGGTATCGGTCATATTATTTGTCAAATGCCGTGTTACCGGCAAAGTCTGTTTTGAGGCTGGCCAGTTCTGCCTCGTCCAATTTGCCGCGCTTCAAACCGAAGCGCTCCAAGATTTCACCACCGGCTTTGATGACGTCAGCCTCAAACGCCGAACCGGAGTAGATGGCCGGCAGTTTCAGGATGTAGCCCCATTGGCCGGATAGGAACAGGTCGCGGATGGTGGCAATACCGCGTGCGCCTTCACAGGTCACCGCCCATTGGTGGTGCGGGTAGTGCGCGTGCAGCACCTCGGCCATGTTCTTCGACATCAGATAGTCGTTAAAATCTAAGCCAGCGGCCTGCATGTCAATGTTTTTTAGCATTCAAAACTCTCGGGTTCTGTTTCGTCTTGGACTAAACGGGCTTTCTCGGCATCACTGAGCCAAGCCCAGCCTTGATAGCTCATGGTGTGCTTGATGGCCTCGGGCAATTCCTCGTACTCACGGGAATGCAGCACAGATTCAAGCTGTTGGATCATTCTTGGGCGGGTAGAACACCCGGCCATTGCTGAACTCGTAGGCTGGTGCGGGCTTCAATTCATCGTCGGCGTTGGCCAGTCCAACTTCTTCGCTCCAAAGGCGTTCGCTGGTGGTGGGTGCTACGGGGTCTGCCATGTCGTCTCCTAAGCTGGCAATCGTGAAGTGACCTTCATTCTTGGCTCACCTCTGCGTAATGCCTTATATGCTCTTGTACGCAACTCTGATAATCCCCAGTCGTATGTTCTACCGTAACCACCTGGCGGTAATGGCTCTGGCGAGCCCCGTTGATCATTTGCCTTTGCATAGAGGCGTTGATTTTTTGCCAATTCAATATCTAAATATCGGCGCGTCACCGTTAGCTTCTCTGCAATACACTCTATATCGTTTTGGTTTCTCATATCACGTCCCATCATGGTAGGTTGCTGGCTCCAACACACGTTCATCAATGATGATGGGTGTCGTTGGCTCCATGTCGTACAGCCGGCTGGCTGCGTCGATCAAGTCCTTCTTGGCGCTGAACGGGTAGGTCAAGAACTCTTCAAGAAAGCCTTGATTCAGGCTGTACATATTGCCTTCGTGGTCACGCCGTTTGACGGGACTGAATATCCTGAAGGACTGGCCTTGCTCGCGCGCGCGCTTCTGGTTTGCGGTTTCGGTCGGTGTCACCGCCGCCAGATAGAACTTCTTGCTCTGAAAGTCAGGCTGTAGCCGTTGCACCCGGTCATCCTTGGCTTGTGCGCCGTCGCTCGTCCAGTTCAGCTCATGGATTTCAAACGCATCCTTGTCGCGCTGCATCTGTTCTTCAAAATATTCCAAGTCGGCTTGCATACCGTAGCGTTCGTAGCCTACTTTGACCAACTGCACGCCGGGTTGGTTCGTCCACACTTTACGCAGTCCTCTGAGTGCTTCCCAGCGTTCTTTCAAGCCCATCTTGTGACGATAACCATCCAATAAATACTTGTTGTTGCCAGCATCAATGCCAATCACCGCCATCGCCGTGTTGTCGCTGCCCTTTTTCTTGCTGTGGGCTGGGTCAACCATGATGTAGACATTCAAAGTGGCTGGCCGAATGTCAATGAAACTGAGCCATTCCTTCTTGAACATCGCTTCGTTGCCGGCTGCGGGGTTTTGCAGTTGTTGGCAGGCGATTGTTGCGGGGCCTTGGGCTAACTTCTTCGCTTCCCATGCGTCTTGCGTCAAAAATACCGGCGTTCCGGTGGGTAGCCCATTGTCAGTCGCTGGAAACAGGCGCGGGATCAGCGCTTTGCGCTCCAGCATGGTATTGTATGAATCCCCAAAATGGTATCGCGTGCCAAAATGCCACGCTCTGGTCTTGCCATCCTCGCCGCGCGCGCCCAAGTTGTCGCTCAGTTCCCATGCGCTGGTCGTTTTTTCGACTTGATCGCTGGTTGATACTGACTCGCGGGTCACTACGTCATCGTAAACTCGCAACATAAAGTGAGCGCCAGTCGGCTGTCCATCCACCAAGCCATGCGATTCAACCGTCGCTTCCTTCGGGTTGCTCTTGCGCTTGACGACAATCCCTTTTTCCTCACTCCACTTGCTTGATTCATTCTTTGGGTCGCTGTAGAACACCTCGGGATAGGTTTCTTGCAGCTCTTTGTTGGCTTCTAGCTCCTGTTTGATCTGCAACATGAACTTCCGTGCCACGGGTTTTGTGTGGCTGAACACGCCAATGGTGATCTCTGGATTGATGACAATCTCTTGGATGATGCCGGCAAATGTTCCTAGCGTGCTCTTGTAGTGCTCACGCGCCCACAAATCAAGGTGTCCGTCTGGTTTGGCCTCTAGCTCCCTGCAACGTGCATACAACCACGGGTGAATCGCATCCAGCCGGTGCAACAGCCGTACAAGCAGGTAAAAGCGGTCATTACGGCCTAGCCAAGCCTTGCCAGCCAGTCCATATTGCTTTTCAATAATCTCCCATAAATCACATACAGCATCAAACGGGGCGGTCTGTAGATGCCCTCGAATGTGCTCAGGCAGCTTTAGCAAGGCGTTTCTCGAAGGCGGTCTTGACGATAAAGATACCTTCGTCGGTTTGTTCTAGCACTGTTGGCTCTATCGGTGGTGGTGCATCGCCAATATTAAAGGCTTGCCGCTCCATCGCAATCAGCATCTTTTCTGTCTCTACCGCTTTCTTGTGGCTGTCAATCCGTGAGGGTGTTGAAATCACCTTGCGGTATAAATCATTCAGCTTATCCATGCCATTCGCATCGGGCGCTCGCATCAACTCAGCCAAATCATCGTACAGTGCGCGGTCGATTGTCTGGCTTTCCAGTTCGTCAATCAAAGCTGCTGCGACTTTGAGATTTCGCCCGATGCGCCCCTGCTGCTTGATAACAATCGTGGCTTGAATCTCTGAAGCAAACTCAATGGTTTGCTCTTGTGTCAGTTTTAAGCCTTTTTGACTAGTTTCTTTGACTAGTTCAGCTTTGACTAGTTTTGTGGCGGTGCGTTCTGCGACACGTTGCGTTAGGTTTCTCTCAATACCGTGCTTCTTGGCGTACTGCTGGATTGCTCCGTAGCTCCTGCCGTGCTTTTCTCCAATTTGGCGGTCTGTCAATATGCCAGCGCGGTAATCTATGGCAACTTGCTCCCAATCAACGGGCGGCTTTTTCTCTTTCTTGTCGCTCATGCCCTCGCCTCCCAGCATGGCTTTCCCATCCAATCCTCTGGGTGAAAATATATTTCGGTATTATCTTTCCCGCATATCCCTTTGGTCGGGTAGGCGGGGTGTTGTTTTGCGTGGGGAATGCGCTCTAATTTCTGACAGGTGTTGCAATTCTGCTCAGTCTCATTGAAGGTTGCGACTTCGGATTTTCTGACCTCTATCGCATCAGGGTGGCAGATGTACGTGCCTTTGACTTGCGGTGTGACTGCGCCTAAATGGATCGCGTCATCTTTAGCGACTGTCTTACCGGTGTAATGGCAGGCGTATATCTCACGTCCATTCTCATCGACCCCAATGGGTGCATTCAGTATTTTTCTCATCTCCACCCCTTAGCACGCCCTTGCGGGTAGCACTCGTTAATTCCTCACCCGACACACACATTCCAGATTCCACTCCGCCCTGAGTCCAGCACCAGCATCCGCTGTGACCGTCGCGGTGTAGCGGCTATCAGCGGTCAATCCTAGCGAGTACAAGAGGGTTGCGCGGTAGATGCCGTTGCTGGCGGTCACGTAGCTCAATGTTTTCGGCCAGGTATCGCCGGTCACATTCGTACCCGTGGTATCTTTCAGCGTCACTTGCACCGTCGCCGTGTTCAAAAACTCACCGGTCAGCTCGTTTTTCAGGTCAAAAACCTCGATCACCGAGTCGTTGTTGTCTAGGATGATGTGGATATTGCTCATAGCGGTCTGATATTGTTGGCTGCGGTGAGCGCTGGTTTGTATTTAATAGCACCTGTAACCGTTGGCTCGATGTCAAATCCAGCCTCTACGCTGTTTCTGATGCGTATTCTGGCGGTGATGTTACCCATCTGCCCCATTTGGCTATACGCGAAAGCCGTGCTGTAACCCTGCGCTGCACCAATGCTCCATATTTGTGCGGTTCCAGCCCCGTTTGTTGGGCTGATTCCGACTGAATTAGCGGTTGTAGCGGCTGTCGATGCACCACTTGCGGCCACGGCACTGCTTCCAGCGGCCGTAGCCATGCCTGAAACCAGTGATTTACCCGTTGAAGTGGCGATTCCCGCCCCGTTTGAACTGCCTGCCGCTGCGACTATCGCAGTTCCAGCACCTAAAACAGTCGATGTTCCTGCTGAATTTAGAACCGATGTACTGGCTGCTGATGCGTTAGCTGCCCCAACACCCGCAC